GCAAGCCAACACCCAGTGGTTGGGTGAGTTTTAATGCTGTGTGTTGTCATCACACCGGCAGCAATGTTGACAAACGTGGTCGCGGAGGTCTCAAAGCCACCGAGCAGGGTTGGAGTTATCACTGTTTTAATTGTGGATACACAGCCAGTTTTATCCTTGGCCGCTCAGTGAGCTTCAAGGCCCGCAGGCTCTTGGGCTGGTTGAGTGTACCTGATTCTGAAATTGATCATCTCAATTTAGAAAGTCTGCGACATCGAAGCATCAATGGCATACTTGAGGATCGTCAACGAACATTTAACACACTGAGCGCAATCGAGTTTGAAGAGCGTGACTTACCTCCGTTTGCCGAATTACTTGTTGACGAAGGTAGTTACAGAGATTATGTGCGCAGTCGGCAAGTACCTGAAGACTTTCCTGTAATGGTTCAATTACAAACAGACGGTGTTCATTGGACAAGACCACACGTGGTAATTCCATTTACTCATAATGACCAAATTGTAGGTTATACATGTAGATTTTTAGATAACAAGCAACCTAAATTTATTAGTGATAGCCAACCAGGATACGTATTTGGCACAGACTTGCAACACTCCAACTGGGAGCATGCATTAGTAATGGAAGGCATATTTGATGCACTCAGTATTGGCGGTCTTGCAGTAATGCACAATACCATTAGCGATGCACAAGCTAGATTGATACGCAGTCTAGGTAAACAAATAACAGTAGTTCCAGACCAAGACCGAGCAGGCCTAGAACTAATTGATCGTGCTGTGGAACTAGGTTGGGCCGTGAGCATACCCGACTGGTTGCCACACATCAAAGATGTCAATGACGCTGTGATAGAATTGGGCCGACTTGGCGCACTACTAACTATTATGCAGGCACGGGAAACCAGCAGAATCAAAATAGAACTAAGGAAGAAACAACTTGTTAAACAAATACAATAAACTTTGGGTATTTGGGGACAGCTATACAACACCAGGGGTATGTGTATACCCTAGTGATTCATTTTGGGGATTAACAGCCACACACTGTAATATATCTACCATACTTAATTGTTCTCGGCCAGTTAACAGTTTTGATAGTGTAAATCATGTGTTAGTAAGTATGCAACAAGAATTCAACTGGGAGTCAGATTTATTTTTAATTGGCATTCCACCTTTAGAGCGTATTACTGTATTTGATGATCACAAAGACACAGAATACCAAGGGTACAAAATTGATACTAATACATGGACTACCGACAAATTTAGAATAAATTCTCATCATGGATTAGTTGGATTACAAAATCATGGTACAGATAAACAGTTGATTATTCACAGTGATCGTTCATGGACTGAGACACAAGCATTAAGGACTATATTTTTATTAACTGCTTGGCTTGACTCAAAAAATGCTAACTACATGATTATAAATTTAAGCCAAGCGTTTGATATTAACAGTGTCTGGGGACCAGGCGAGTTTGTACTACCATATGCTATCAATCATTCTAGATGTATTTTATTTGAAAAAACATATCATGGAATCAATTTAAATGTGAACAAGCCAATAGATTTTAATCACGCCGGGTGGAATGGCCACCATGGACCAAGTGGTAATAAACATTTTTTTGAAAACTCGTTATTACCACAAATGCAAAAGTGTAATTTAATATAAGGAAACAACTTGTTAAAAGAATACGGACTTGATGTCCAACGACTATTCCTTGAAATGATGTTGGAAGATGCACAGAGTTATGTGCGTGTTCAAAACATCTACAATCCTGAAAACTTTGATCGAAGTCTACGCAAGGCCGCAGAGTTCATTAAAGAACACAGTGACAAACACAAGACCATGCCCGACCGTACACAGATTACGGCTACAACTGGCATCAAACTGCAACCAGTGCCTGATCTAAATGAAGGGCACTATGAATGGTTCATGCAAGAGTTTGAAGGTTTTACAAAACGCCAAGAACTTGAACGTGCTATTTTAAAGGCAGCTGACTTGCTGGAAAAAGGTGAGTTTGATCCTGTAGAAAAACTGATTAAAGATGCTGTACAAATCTCTCTTACTAAAGATATGGGCACAGATTATTTTGCAGATCCCAGTGCTCGTATTAACAAGTATTTTAACTCGGGTGGACAAGTTTCAACAGGCTGGCCACAGTTGGATAGACTGTTGTATGGTGGATTCAGCCGCGGTGAACTAAACATCTTTGCAGGAGGTTCTGGGTCGGGTAAGAGCTTGGTCATGATGAATATTGCGCTGAATTGGTTACAACAAGGCCTGTCGGGCGTGTATGTTACACTAGAACTTAGTGAAGAGCTCACGTCATTACGTACAGATGCCATGTTGACCAATATGTCAACAAAAGACATTCGCAAAGATATTGATACCACTACACTCAAGGTCAAGATGGTACAAAAGAAATCTGGCGAGTATCGTGTCAAAGCACTACCGGCGCAAAGCAACATCAATGACATACGGAGTTACATCAAAGAAGTGCAAATCCAAACAGGGATCAGAGTTGACTTTATTATGATTGACTATCTAGACTTGCTAATGCCCGTAAGCGCCAAAGTCAGCCCCAATGACTTGTTTGTCAAAGACAAGTATGTTTCGGAAGAACTGCGTAACTTGGCCAAAGAACTTGGCGTACTAATGGTCACAGCATCACAGTTGAATCGATCGGCTGTGGAAGAAGTAGAGTTTGACCACTCGCACATTTCTGGTGGTATTTCAAAGATCAACACAGCAGACAACGTGTTTGGCATCTTTACTTCACGTGCAATGAAAGAGCGTGGCAAATATCAAATACAATGTATGAAGTCGCGTAGTTCAACAGGTGTTGGACAAAAGATTGACTTGGAATACAACATTGAAACCATGCGCATCACAGATGAAGGCGGGGACGAAGCACAACAGGGCGGTGGCTTCTTTAAGAAACCCAGCATCTTAGACAGCATCAAGGCCAAGAGTCAAGTCAATGGTGAAACTGATGACTCACCTAAACTGGCCAAACAGGAACGTGCGACAGGTACACCAGCCTGGGAACAGCCACCAAAAGTCACAGCAGATGTACAAAGTGCCAAGCTAAAACAATTACTGGGACAGATTAAAACATCATGAGCAGAATTTTATTAGCACATGAATCATCGTCAACTAAATTTCTAACGTTTGATCGTGAGATTGTAACTGAATTATTGCGCACTGACATTTTGTATTATTCTGACGCTTTTAGTCGCACCGCGTTAAATCAAGTTATCGACAGATTTGGTGCCCCGGCTGGAGTAATAATGGACCAGGAGTCTAGCATTATTCCTCAACAGATATCTAGCTATTTCATCCCTTGCTTGCATCCAAGATCATTTCCACAATTGTTCCAACCAATCAAACCCACATTAACTGATGACTTGCCTCCAACTACGCACTGTTTTAACTTTGGAATCAATAGAAAAACACTGGATCGATATTTGCTTTTAAAATTAGTGGATTGGTTCAAGCTTGATTGTTACTTGCATACTTGGAGTGGTGTAGGCGCTAGCGCAAACTGCGAGTACCTGATTCAGGAAATGAATCAGCTTGAGTGCGACTGGTTGACCTTGGAGTTTAGAAATTATTTACTGACAAGAGTTTCTAATATTACACCCCGTTGGCATGATTCACCTGAGCCAGTCAATACTACATTTGGCGATATTTCTATGCCTGATTGTAGAAAATTTAATGGATCACTTCTTGGCCGCTGGCCCAATATACACAAACAAGATTATTTAAACACAGCGGTATCGTTAATCACTGAGAACTCCAGCAACAATGAACCTAATTTTACTTGGACAGAAAAAACATATTGGGCAATGCTAGGATTAACTTTTCCAATTTGGGTAGGAAATTATGGACAAGCACAACAAATGAAACACATGGGGTTTGACGTATTTGATGATGTGGTGAATCACAGGTATCAGTATTGCGACACTCTACTAGAACGTTGCTATTATGCACTAGCTGACAATATTGATCTGTTAACTGATCTTGACAATTGTAGTAAGCTTCGGGCCCTGCACCATGACAGATTATTGGCCAATCGTGAGTGTCTTTTTAAGATCCCATTGAATAGTTGGGAGATAGCCGAAATTCAAAGATTGCCCGCCTGGGCACAAACAGTGGTCTATGACGTCCCTTGGGTGAAATCTAGACTTCAGCCAACTAATACATAAGTAATCATATGTTCAAAAGAATAAGTTTAAACTACGACTTTGCTAAAGTACTAGCCTCTGATCACGACCGGCACTCAGATTCTTGCGCAGTACATCAAGCTAAAGAAATGCCCGACATTTACGGTCCTTACAACGGTCATCCTAAATCTTATTGCCTGGCAAACACAACAATTCATCAGTTATGGTGGGATCGTGATGATCTTGATTTTGATGAAATTGGGCGTCAATTGGACATGGAAGTAGTTTCTATTTCAAGCATACGACAAGATCCAGGGAATGTCATTCCCTATCACAGAGATATGTTTTTTAAAATTACTCAGGCCTATCCTGACCGCAAAGAAACCAAAGTCCGTGCTAATATATTTTTAGAAGCCAGCAAGCTTGGTCACATTCTACAGTTTACACTAAACAACAAACATGAAACATTTGCGGATTGGGAACAAAATCAAGGATGTATTTTTGATTCTTCTGTATTGCACCTAAGCTGTAATGCAGGACTAGAACCCAAATATACCATGCAAGTATCTGGATTCTATCTAGGCAATTAATCGCAATAGTTTTCTAAGGTGCCGCGTCTACGCAGATCCAGCGTGGCACAATGTATACCACCGCTGAGTGTCATGGCATGCCTGAAGCGCACAGGCACACAATCAATTTTGTACTTTTCTAACACACGTATCAGTGGCACTTGAGCATCATCTAAGATCACAGTATTCTGATCCACACTCAACAGGTTCATACCAATATAACCCGAGCATGGTGACAAGTACCCATCTAATTTAGATCCTTGTACTACGCAATCTTCAAAATAGATCTTGTCCCATTTGGCAAATATAGCCGGGCAGTTATCGGGTGTTACTCGACTGCTGTTTAACAACACCAGTCCAGGTCGTAAAGGGATAATAGTTGAGTCAAAATGTGAAAAGCTATACAAGCGACTGTAATGCAGTCGATACCCTTGTGGTTCTAGCAAGCGTTTGAGCCAGTTGAATCCTTTGAGATTTCCTGAATTAGAAACCTGATACAACAAATCTCTGCCCACACGCACAATGTTTGGTGCGTCAAACACAATTTCATTGTTGACCAATGTGGGGTTGGTTGCAATGTCTGTGAAATCATAGCTGTCATCCAGCAATCTTGGCTTGGGAGCTGCCAGCCATAATGCGCCATCTTCAAATGCTTGATACAATATGTCTGAATACAACCTTGTTTCAAAATAACGTGCACGTACTGGACTAGGGGTTTCGATCAACATGTCGCCTAGTGGTAAAATAAGATCTCTCGGGCACCATGAATACCAGCCTTTGGTTTTCCAATCCGGTGTTGAAAATTCTTGTTCCCAGTCTATGATCTTGGGTCTATGTACTTTGACACCCAGCTTGGTCAACGCAGACGCTAGGCCATCTGCATCTTCATTGGCTTCGTCTAGTACCCA